GGTAATGCTAATCAAGGATTTAAAATATATAATGGAACAGGTACACTTGCTTCGCCAACTTGGACCGCTGGTATGGATTTTTATGATGGAGGTAGACTGCATCCTTATGGTGGTGTATTTTTAGGAAGTTCAAATAATAATCAATTATTAAGTTATTATAAAACAGATACTTGGGCGCCTCAAATATATTATCAAAATGCAACTGACCAAGCTAACGCAACTAATTCAACTCAAACAGGTATTTATACTAAAATTGGTAATGTTTGTACGGTTCAATTTAGATTAATTTGGAATCAAAGTGGAACCCCTGCTGTAGATAATATTGGAATAAAAAACCTTCCTTTTGGAGGCAACACCACACAAGCTTTCGCTGAAGTTCCTTGTAGTTTAATAGGATATACAGGCGGCCCTTCTCCTAGAGGTAATTTAACTTTAACTTTACCAGGATCTAACCTAACTTTAGCTTTATTTAATGATACTAACAATACTGGAAACATGGGTAATGCAATTGGAAGTGGAACAAAAGAAATTAGATTTTCATTTACATATTTAACAAATTAAATGGCAATATTATCTAATGCAAATTTTACTATCTTTGTAAAAAATTAAATTATGGCAATATTATATAAGTGGACAATCAATCAATTAAACGCAAAGATTGAATCAGACGGACAAGACAATGTTATTTATAACATTCATTATACTTATACAGGTATTGATGAGGATGAGCAACAATATCAAGCATCAACTATTGGTGTATACAGTGTAACTTATGTTCCTGGCACTCCATTTATTCCTTGGGTAGATGACCAAGCGTTTGAAAATGTAGTCATTGGATGGTTAGAAGATGGATTAGATACAGCTGTAATGAGAGACAATATAGGTAAACAAATAGCTCTAGAAAAAAATCCAGTAGACGAGGATTTATATTTCACATGGAATAACCCAACGCCTATTCCACCCGTAGAAGAATAATAATATTTTACTATCTTTACAACTTAAAATTAATCTTTAAAATAAATAAAAATGAGTCAAATTAAATTAACTGAAGAAGAACTAAAAAGAATTCAAGATTTAAACCAAGAGTTTACAAAAGCTAAGCTTGAAATTGCCGATAATGTTTTAAGACAACAAGCTTCACTAAAACAGCTAGATGACCTTAGAGCCGCTTTTGGTGTAGAAGAAAAAAAATTATCTGAAACTTACGGACAAGACGCTATCATTGATTTAGCAACAGGAGTTGTTACTAAAAAAGAAGCAGAAGTCGTTGAGGCTGAAGAAGTGAAATAAATATAATATGGCTAGAATAAGTAACACGGCTGCGTATGCCAATATCAATCCTGTTTTAACAGACTACTTTGTATTAACAGACAAGGCTAATAACCTTGCGACTAAAACATGTACACTACAGTCTCTACAAACATTATTTGGTTTAGGAGATTCGCAACTTAGTGTTAGTGTTCCAGCAGCTTCATTACATTATTTACTTACAACTCCTTATGAGTTAATTGCATCACCTGGCGCAGGATATGTTTTGGTTATAAAAGAAATAGTGTGTTTTATGGATGCAGGGCCGACTCCTTTTGATTTTGCAAACGGAGCTATTCCAAAATTAGGAACTGTTGATTTTAATACCATTCCACAAGCAACTTTAAATTCTGCAACAGATACTGTGTTTAATGTAGGAACAAAAGATAATGTTACACTGCCAGCTAGTACACCGTTAACTTTAACATCAGTTGCTAATACCGCAACGACTAATGGAAACGGTACTTTATATTTTAATATAACATATCAGACACTTAAATTAGCGTCTACATTTTAATTAAATGGATATTAGAAAGATTTCAATAGGAGCAGACTATAAGTCTGGAGCCATGCATTATATAGTAGGGCAAGATGTTTTAGGTGGTTCCTATTTTATTCATTTAATTCAGCACGATCCTTTATCAAAATCTTATAAAATCTGGATAGAGAAAAACAAAGAAGTGGTTATATGGAAAGAGTTTAAAACAACTCTTCCTATCTCTCTTGAATATAATATAAACTTCTAATGCAGTCTCCATATTCTTTTATTGTACGTCCTTTGAAAGGTAAAAGGTATGACAATACAAAAGAAATAGGTGGCTTAGATTTTATAGTTAGCACATCAAAAGAAGACCATAAAGCATCTAATAGGTTTGGACAAGTAATATCTTTACCGTTATCTTATAAGGGTGATGTAAATATTGGAGATATATTGCTTGTACATCATAATGTATTTAAATTTTACTACGATATGCAGGGAAGAGAAAAAAGTGGTAAAAGCTTTTTTATGGAAGATATGTTTTTAGTAGATGAAGATCAGTTTTTTTTATACTATCAAAACGAAAAGTGGATAGCTCATTCTAAATATTGTTTTATAAAACCTGTAAAAGCAAAAGAATCTTTTTTAGGTAAAACAGGAAAAGAAGAACCTTTGGTGGGTACAGTAAAGTACATTAATAAGGAGCTTATTAATTTAGGAGTAAAAGAAGGAGATGAAATATCTTACACTCCAGATAGTGATTATGAGTTTGTAATAAACGATGAGAAATTATATCGTATGTATACCGAAAATATTACAATGATTTTATAATGGATATAAAACAAATAAAGTTAGAAATAATAAAGGCTGGAGAAAGGGCAGTTATTCAGTTAATTAAAGTTGCTAAAGAAGATATAATTAAATACGATGCTGAAGATGAGTTAGCAGCTGATAGATTAAAAAATGCAGCAGCAACAAAAAAGCTAGCTATATTTGATGCGTTTGAAATATTAAAAAGAATTGAAGAGGAAAAACAAATGTTAGAAGGAACGGACATAGTTAAAAACAACACCCCTAAAGGATTTGCAGAATCAAGATCAAAATAAATTATTTTTCTCACTATATAATATAGTGCCTAAAAACGTATTGTCAACAAAAAACAAAGCTAAGAGTTGGCAGTATGGTTACAACGAAAAGTATGATATTGTTGTTATATCTCGTTCAGGTCAAATTCAAGACATTATAAATATAAGTGGTTTAAATATAGCTCTTCCAAAACCACCAATTAAATTATACCAGCGTTCAAAAAATAAAGAAGAACAATACTGGGAGCCACACGAGTTACCAAAAGAATTAAAACGTATACAATCGATATTTCATTGGCATGATGCGCCGCCTCAGTTTAAAAACACCTGGGTTGATTATATTGAAAGTGAGTTTGATAAAAGAGAAGAAGGTTTTTGGTTTATAAATAATGGCATTCCTACATACATTACAGGAACACATTATATGTATTTACAGTGGACAAAGATTGATGTTGGTCATCCTGATTTTAGAGAAGCCAATAGATTGTTTTATATATTTTGGGAAGCGTGTAAAGCGGATAAAAGAAGTTTTGGAATGTGTTATTTAAAAATAAGACGTTCAGGTTTTTCGTTTATGAGCTCGTGCGAGGGTGTGAATACAGCTACAATAACAAAAGATTCTAGAATTGGCATACTATCTAAAACTGGTGCAGATGCAAAAAAAATGTTTACTGACAAAATAGTTCCTATATCCAATAATTATCCTTTCTTTTTTAAACCTATTCAAGATGGTATGGATAAACCTAAAACAGAATTAGCTTATAGGGTTCCAGCTTCTAAGATTACTAAAAAAAATATGTATGTATTAGATGATCAAGAGCTTGAAGGATTAGACACAACTATTGACTGGAAGAATACATCTGACAACAGTTATGATGGTGAAAAACTACAGTTATTGGTTCACGATGAAAGTGGTAAATGGGAGCGTCCTGAAAATATACTTAATAACTGGAGGGTAACTAAAACATGTTTACGTTTAGGTAGTAGAGTTATAGGAAAATGTATGATGGGCTCAACATCAAACGCACTAGATAAGGGAGGTAGAAATTTTAAAGATTTATTTGAGTCATCTGATTGTAAAAACAGAAACTCTAATGGTCAAACTAAAAGTGGGTTATATAATTTGTTTATTCCAATGGAGTGGAATATGGAAGGGTTTATAGATATTTATGGTATGCCTGTTTTTAATAATCCTACAAAAAAAATAGTTGGCATAGATAAAGAAACAATTACACAAGGTGCATTAGATTATTGGCAGAACGAGGTGGATTCATTAGCTTCAGATCCAGATGCTTTGAATGAATTTTACAGACAATTTCCAAGAACAGAGTCACATGCTTTTAGAGATGAAAGTAAACAGTCTTTGTTTAATTTAACAAAAATATATCAACAGATTGATTACAATGATTCTTTAAATATTCATCATCATGTTACTCAAGGAGGTTTCCATTGGAAGGACGGTATTAAAGATAGTAAGGTAATATGGACTCCAAATAAAAGAGGAAGATTTTTTGTAACTTACATACCTAAAGCTACGCTTCAAAATAATGTTATAATTAAGAACGGTAAAAAATATCCAGGGAATGAACACATAGGTTCTTTTGGATGTGATTCTTATGATATATCTGGTGTTGTTGTGGGTAAAGGTTCTAACGGAGCTTTACATGGAATGACAAAGTTTAGTATGGATGATGCGCCTAGCAATCATATATTTTTAGAATATATCGCTAGACCTCAAACTGCTGAAATATTTTTTGAAGAAGTTTTGATGGCATGTATATTTTATGGTATGCCTATTTTATGTGAGAATAATAAACCTCGTTTATTGTATCATTTTAAAAATAGAGGATATCGAGGATATAGTTTAAACCGACCAGACAAGTCTTATAATAAGTTGTCTAAAACAGAAAGAGAATTAGGGGGTATCCCTAACACTTCTGAAGATGTAAAACAATCACACGCCTCAGCTATTGAGTCGTATATTGAAAAACATATAGGTTTAGATTTAGAAGGTAGCTATAGAGATAAAGACGATATGGGTAGTATGTATTTTCAAAGAACGCTAGAAGATTGGGCTAAGTTTGATATTTCAAACCGAACTAAGTTTGATGCGGCTATAAGTTCAGGATTAGCAATTATGGCTAATCAAAAGCACCTATACACACCTGTACAAAAACAATCAAAAATAAGCATTAACTTTGCAAGATATAATAACAAAAACTCAGTAAGCCAATTACTTAATAGATGAAAAAAGTAGACATAAATATTCAGGCTGCTGCATTCCCAGATCAATTTGTTTCTGATGCTACTAAAGACACTATGGAGTATGGTTTACAGATAGGTCAAGCGATACAATACGAATGGTTTAGAAGAGATAATGGCTCTTGTAGATTTTATGATCAATGGGGTGAATTTATGCGTTTAAGATTATACGCTAGAGGAGAGCAGTCAATAGCCAAGTACAAAAATGAATTAGCAATAGATGGTGATTTGAGCTATCTTAATTTAGATTGGACACCCGTCCCTATTATACCAAAGTTTGTAGACATCGTAGTTAACGGAATGTCTGACAGACTTTTTAAAGTTAAAGCTTATGCTGAAGACGCTATGTCTGCCGAAAAAAGAAATGAATTCCAAGAAATGATTGAAGCTGATATGTTAGCCAAACCTATTTTGGAACAAATGCAACAAGATTTTCAAGTAAATTTATTTACAGCAAATCAAGATGAAATTCCTGAAAGTGATGAGGAGTTAGAGCTTTATATGCAAATGAAATATAAGCCAGCAATAGAAATTGCTGAAGAAGAAGCTATTAATACATTGTTTGCAGAAAATCATTATAATGACACTAGAAGTAGAGTAGATTATGATTTAACAACTATAGGGCTAGGAATTACTAAACATGAATTTCTGTTAGGTCAAGGTGTAAAAATTGATTATGTAGATCCTGCTAATGTTGTTTATAGCTACACTGAAGACCCTTATTTTAAAGACTGTTTTTATTGGGGAGAAATTAAAACTGTTCCCATGACGGAGTTAATTAAAATAGACCCTACTTTAACAAATGAAGATTTAGAAGAAATAGCTCAATCTAGTCAATCATGGTATAATTATTTTAATACCGCTCAGTTTTATGAAAACAGTATGTTTTATAGAGATACTGCAACTTTAATGTATTTTAATTACAAAACTACACATTCGTTTGTTTACAAAAGAAAAAAACTTTCAGATGGTACATATAAAACTGTAGAAAAAGATGATCAATTTAATCCTCCACTTGAAATGATGGAAGAAGGTAAATTTGAAAAAATAACAAAAAAAATAGATGTATGGTATGATGGCGTAATGGTTATGGGAACCAACATGTTGTTAAAATGGGAGATGGCAGAAAATATGGTAAGGCCTAAATCGTCTAATCAATTTGCAATGCCTAACTATGTGGCATGTGCGCCTAGAATGTATAAAGGTCAATTAGAGTCTTTAGTTAAAAGAATGATTCCTTTTGCAGATTTAATACAAATGACTCATTTAAAAATACAACAAGTTGTTTCAAGAGTTGTGCCAGACGGTGTGTTTATTGATGCAGATGGATTAAATGAAGTAGATTTAGGAACTGGAAATGCTTACAATCCCGAAGACGCTTTACGATTGTATTTTCAAACAGGTAGTGTGGTAGGTCGAAGTTTTACTCAAGACGGAGAATTTAATAATGCTAAAGTTCCTATCACACAACTTACTTCAAATAGTGGGGCAAGCAAACTTCAAATGTTAATTGCAAATTATAATCATTACTTAGATATGATTAGGCAAGTAACAGGATTAAATGAAGCAAGAGACGGGTCTACACCAGATCCCAATTCGCTTGTAGGAGTTCAAAAACTTGCTGCGTTAAATTCTAATACAGCTACAAGACATATATTGCAAAGTAGTTTGTATATAACTAGAACTATAGCTGAATGTTTATCTATACGAACAGCTGATATTTTAGAATATTCAGATTTTGCCGATGAGTTTGTAATGCAGATAGGCAAATATAACGCTAGGATTTTAGAAGACATAAAAGATTTATATATTTATGATTTTGGTATATTTATTGAAATGGCTCCTGATGAAGAAGAAAAAGCTATGTTAGAACAAAATATTCAAATGGCTTTATCTAAAGAAAACATTAGCTTAGAAGATGCTATAGATATTAGAGAAATTAATAATCTTAAAATGGCTAATCAACTTTTAAAGGTTAAAAGAAAACAAAAACAAGAAAACGAGCAAGCACAAAAACAACAAGAACAACAAATGCAAGCGCAAATGCAAATGCAAGCGCAACAAGCTCAAGCTCAAATGGAAGCTCAAAAAATTCAAATGGAGTCGCAAGCTAAAATTCAATACAGACAAGCTGATGTAGCTTTTGAAATTGAAAAACTTAAAAATGAAGCTGAATTAAAAAGACAATTAATGCAAACAGAGTTTGAGTTCCAAATGCAAATAAAAGGAATGGAACAGCAGGGTTTACAAAATAGAGAAAATGAAAAAGAAAGCGCAAAAAATAATAGGATAAGTCAACAGTCAACTCAAACTTCTAAAATGATTGAACAAAAGAAAAGAGATTTACCAGCAATTAATTTTGAATCTAATGAAGATAGTTTAGATGGTTTTGATTTAGCTGAATTTGAGCCTAGATAATGTTTGATAATTTTAGTATACAAAAATATAAAAGTTTAAAACATCCACCTAGTTCATCTTTAAAAACACTGAGTGAAATTAAATTTTTAAACTCTAAACAAATAAATTCAGGCTTTGCACAAAAGTATGATAATATTGAAAGGGTGTTTAAAGATTTGTTTAATAATAAATCCAGGAAATATCCATCTGAGCTTGTAGCTAACTTAATTAAAGAAAGCTCAAAGCCTATTTTAAAAATAAAAAACTACCATAATAGAGAAAGGCCTAATGTTGTAGCAAAAAAATATGGTATAAATTTGCCTTATATAAAAATGTCCTCAGCTCAAACTCCTTCATTTCCATCAGGACATTCAGCGCAAGCTTTTTTAATAAAAGAAGTTTTGACTGATATGTATCCTGAAATGAATCCTTTATTTGTTAAAGCAGCGGATAATATTTCGAAAAGCAGGATTATTGCAAACGTACATTATAATTCTGATAAAGTTGTTGGTGAGCGACTAGGTATTGATTTATATAATCACTTAAAAAATATATAAATTTTTGTTTAACTTTACAAAAAATATAATCTAATGGAAATTAAAGTAAAAGACTTAGGGGTGGTCAAAGAAAAATCCCGTGCAGAAATTGAAGAACAACTACTTCAAAAACATGAAGAAAAGTTTGAAGATGCTGCTCAACCTACTGAAACTGTAGAAAAAGTAGAAGTAGAAACACCTGTGACAGAAGAACCTGTTACTGACGAAAAAGAAAACACTCCCGTGTCAGAGTTAAATGACATAGACGTTCTTTCTTATATTAAAGATAGATACAACAAAGACATAAACTCAGTTGATGAACTGTTTGCGGAAAAAGAGGCAAATGAAGAATTACCAGAAGATGTGTCTGCGTATTTTAAGTACAAAAAAGAAACTGGTCGTGGTATTGAAGATTTTTATAATTTACAAAAAGACTACAGTAACATGGACGAAGACGATGTACTAGCTAGTTATTATTCTGCAACAGAAGAAGGATTAGACGCTATAGATATCCAAGATATCATAATAGATAAATTTAGTGTTGACGAAGACATTGATGATCCTAAAGATGTTAAAAGAATAAGGTTGGCAAAAAAAAGAGAACTTTCGAGAGCTAAAAAGTTTTTGAATGAACAAAAAGATAAATATAAAATTCCGCTTGAGTCGAGTGGGGATGGATTATCTGCTGAACAACAAGAAAATTTAAATGCTTATAAAAGTTACATTGAGGAATCTCAAACTGTTGAGGAAAAGCAAAAGAAAAAGTATAATTATTTCTTAGATAAAACTAGTGAAGTTTTTAACAATGAATTCAAAGGTTTTGATTTTAATGTTGGTGAAAATAATATTACTTATAAACCTGGCACAACTGAAGAGCTAAAAAATGTTCAATCTGATATCAATAATTTTATTGGTAAATATATGGACAAAGACGGTTTAATGTCAGATGCAAAAGGTTATCATCGTTCAATGGCAGTAGCTATGAACCCTGAAAAGTTTGCTCAATTTTTCTACGATCAAGGTGTCACAAATGCTGTAGATAATGTTTCTAGAAAATCTAAAAATATTAATATGGATATGCGACAGGCTCCCCAAACCGTTTCTAAAGACGGAATGAAAATAAGGCCAGTAGGAAATACCGATAGTGGAAGAGGACTTAAAATTAGAAGTATTAAAAGAAGTTAAACATTATTAAATTATTAAAATTATGGCAGTAAATGCAATCCCTGGTTTTGATTTGCAACCAAGTTCACAACAAGTGCCCTTGTCTACAAATTATATTCCTAGCTCAGGTTTTACCTGGGTACAACAATATCTTCCTGACACTTACGAAAAAGAATTCGAGCGTTATGGAAATAGAACAGTAGCATCATTCTTAAGAATGGTAGGCGCTGAAATGCCTTCTAATTCTGACCTTATCAAATGGGCAGAACAAGGAAGATTACACACTAAATACGTCAACTGTACTTCGGGAGGAGCAGTAGGCGTAGACGCTGGTGTATGGACAATCAACAATGCTCTTGAAAATTTCAACCCTGCATTGGCTGGAACTCCAAACCAAGCTTCTCTTAGAGTGGGACAAACTGTAGTTGTTTCTGACAAAACTGTTGGATCTAATTTACAAAACAAAGGTATAATTACTGTAGCTCCTACAGCTGGTAATCCAAATCAAGTAACAATTGCTTACTATGAAGCTGGAGGACAAGCGATGGGCCCTGCAGTAAATTGTGATATCTTTATTTATGGTTCTGAATTTAACAAAGGAACTAACGGTATGGTAGGTTCTAACGATGCAGATGACTTCATCTTTGAGAACAAACCAATTATCATAAAAGATAAATACCAAGTATCAGGATCTGATATGGCTCAAATAGGTTGGATAGAAATTACAACTGAAAATGGCGCTAGCGGATATTTATGGTACTTAAAATCTGAGCACGAAACGAGACTTAGATTTGAAGACTATTTAGAAACTGCTATGCTAGAAGCTGTACCTGCTGCTGCTGGTTCTGGAGCGGCATCTTACCTGCAAAATGGTGGTGTTGGTTTAGGAGCTGCTGGTGTTGCAAACCTTAATGGTTCTGACGGTGTATTTTTCGTAGTAGGAAATAGAGGAAATGTATTTGGTGGTGGTAACCCACAAAACCTAGCTGCATTTGATTCTATTATCCAAAGACTAGATAAGCAAGGAGCTATAGAAGAAAATGTAATTTTCTGTAATAGACAATTCTCATTTGATATGGACGATATGTTAGCTGCACAAAACTCTCACGGAGCGGGTGGTACATCATATGGTTTATTTGACAATGATAAGGATATGGCTTTAAATCTTGGATTTACAGGATTTAGAAGAGGTTATGATTTCTATAAGTCTGACTGGAAATATCTTAACGATCCTACTATGAGAGGTGGTGTTACTGCTGGTGCAATCAACGGGCTTTTAGTTCCTGCTGGTTCAACTACAGTTTATGACCAAATCTTAGGTAAGAATGCTAAGAGACCTTTCTTACATGTTAGATATAGAGCTTCAGAAACTGAAGACAGAAGATATAAAACTTGGATTACTGGTTCTGC